GCGCGGCGGGGCGCGCCGTCGTAAGTCGTTGAACGACAACAACTTACAGAGAAAGGATCGCAACGCCGAGCAGCAGCATGAGAGCCACAGCGAGGATCTCCGCGATGTTTGTCATAATGTTCTTTGTCATAGTGCGGCGAGCACTCTTGTCGATGGCCTGCGCAAACGGCTTCGCGTCGATGGCTAGTGGTATCTTCTTTGTCATAGTGTTAGTCCTCCTTTCCCAAGTATTCAGCGACTTGGGAAGGTGTTGCAACCTTCAGAGTGCGCGTGTAGAACAGTCCCATCTTACCATGATGATGAGCGTGAGTCTTGTCGCCTTCGTTACGAATGACGCGGTAGACTGTTGCGCCACTCACCCAGAGCTGGCCTTTTTGTGGTGTGTTTTCTTTCATGCTGTTAGAGTATCAGAGGTATGGTGAAAGTCAAACTATTTTTTCAGATAGTTTTGGATGTCCTCTTTCGAGGCTGGCATCAGGTAGTCACAGAGGATGTGACCGCGTTTCTGTTCGTGAGTGCGAACACAAGCCAGAGTGCCGATTACCTCGGTGATGCGGACGAGGGTGTATCCGCCTTTGCGTTCGCCTGTGGCGACTCTCCAAAGCTGTCCTGCTTTGTGTGTGGTGTTTTTCTTTTTCATGCTTTTAAGATACCAGAGATGCGGGAAAAGTCAAGGGATTTTTTATTTTTTTCTGACGATTTTTTTCTCCCAGACGCACGGCTCGATGCGATGGAATTTCACCTCGTAAGAACCTTTCGCCGTCCATCCTTTGAAGACGCGGAGGGCAAGCGAGGCGAACGTGCAAACGGCTCCGGTTTCTTCTGCGTAGTTGAGGATTTCGCTGCTGGTGTAGTATTTCTTTTTCATGCTTAAAGAATAGCACGGGACGGCAAAAATGCAATGATTTTTTTGCGATTAGTGAAACTTTTTTTGTTGATGGATACCCCCCCTATTTTTGAAAAAATTCGAACGTTCGTTTTAATTTTAGGGGGCGGGGGGGTGAAATTTCAATCTCCTCATCTTTTATTTTAATTAATTTAATTTAACCCGTCTTTCTATATGTATCTATTCTTATATATTCTTTCTATACATATTCCTATAGGAATGTATAGATTTCTCTGTATTTGTATGGGTACGCCACCCCCCCTATCCTTTTCTAAAACTTTACGGAAGAAAGAATAATAATAAAACAATCAAATCTAAAAATTCGGCGGGGTATTTTTTTTCTTGTAATTTTAATTTAACTAATACGTTATCAGATTGAATAAAAGTAGTGTAATTATATAATAATGATTAGAACAATACAAAAAGCTGAACAGGAGGGCCAAAGCGCCCCAGTTCAAGTTTCGGTTGTAGATGGAAGCTTAACTATAGATAATTTATACACAAGTAGCGCGGTAGATGCATTTGGCCGCCAGAGAGTTTCAACACAATTTACTCTTGCAGACTATTCACATGTTTATGGAAATGGCCCAAGTGAAATGTTAATTTCAAGAAGCGGGGTTCAATCAGACTTAATTAAAAATGGATTACAAGCTAAAGCCACCTTAACTGTCGGTAGCGCCAATAATGATTTCGTAATATATCAAAGCCGCAAATATCACTATTATCGTCCTGGAAAAAGCCAATTAATATATAACAGTTTTAATTTTAATAATCCTAGGGTAGGAACTAATAAACGTGTTGGCTATTTTGATAATAATAACGGAATATTTTTTCAACAAAGCGGTGATGGAACTTTGAGCTTTGTTTTAAGAAGTAATGTTTCTGGAAGCGTACAAGATACAGTCGTAACCCAATCCAACTGGAATAAAGATAAATGCAATGGAACAGGGCCATCAAGTTTTAATTTGGACATTACTAAAACCCAATTATTTACTACTGATTTTCAATGGTTAGGTGTCGGCCGTGTGCGCGCGGGTTTTGTTCATGATGGTGGCGCAGTAATTGCCCATGAATTTTATAACAGCAATAATAAAGATACCGTATATTGGAGTAATCCAAGTTTACCAATTCGTGCCGAATTAAGAAATTATAGTAGCGCAGCTGGTACAACAAGCATGGATCAAATTTGTTCTACGGTAATGAGTGAAGGCGGCGATGGTCAAGCTGGCGTGGATTTCGATGTAAGAACTACGGGTTCACGAGTTGTCGCTGGAAACAGTTCTCTACCTATTCTTGCCATTAAAATGAAAACGGGTTATAATGGTTTTCCTAACAGAGCCTTTAACTCTCTTGGTCAAATTAGTGTTATTACAGAAGATAGTAATATTGCATGGGAAATTTGGAGATTAACTGGCTCGGCTGCTATTATTGGCGGATCTTGGGTTAGCGCAGGAACTGAAAGCGCAACAGAATATAATATTACAGCAACTTCATATAATCCAACTGGTAGTTACAGATTTGATGCTGGTTTTGCTCTTGCTGGTGGTCAAGGTGCTGGACAATACCAAGGCGAGTCTTCTATAGATAAACCAAGTGAATCTCGTCAAAGCTATATTGCGCAAAATATTGAGGGAAACGATAGTAACGTATTTGCTTTAGTAGTAACAAATTTAACTAGCACGAATACTGATTGTTTTGCCAATTTACAATGGCGCGAAATTAAATGACAATAATGTAACATTCTTGGCACATTTTTTGCTGTAATATATAGTATGAAAGGGGGTACTAATGCATTTAAATCATTATCAAACACATCAGTTAGGGATTGTTTATGGTCCTTATGGTTCGGTTGGTTATACGGGGACAATACAGCGAGAAGATTTGAAAGAAGTCGCTCAGACTTTTTTCGGATTGTTTCGTTGGGCTAAAAAAGTTGTTATGTCCCTATTTTAATAGTAAAACCCATTTCCGCCTCTCGGAGCGCCACCGCATCCATCCAACGCACGACATGAAAAAACAAACTACCGCCTTTACCCTGATCGAACTCCTCGTAGTCATCGCCATTATCACCGTTCTCGCCGCCCTCGCGGTTCCGGCGGTGAGCGGCGCAATGAACTCCGCACAAAAGGCCTCGACTCTCAACAGTATCAAGCAGATCAGCCTCCTCGCGGTTACTTACGCGGCGGAGCACAATGGCCTGCTACCGGAGGAGGGCGGGGAGGGGGTCCAGTCTTTCGGTGCCCTGCGCACCAAGACCAATGCCTGGTATAATGTCCTCCCGCCGCTCGCTGGCTTGGCGGCAGCAAGCAACTACCGGTCCAATCCCGTTTCGTTCTATAACAAAGGTAGCGTTTTTTATGTCCAAGCCGCCGCCTACCCCAAGCAGAAGCTGAATAGAGCCTATTTCGCCTTCGGCATCAATTCACAATTGATGGACAACACCCAGACACGGATCCGCCTGTATCAGATCACACGGCCGTCCCGTACCGCGCTCTTTGCCGAGGCGGCCTTGCCTGATGTGAGGAATCTTCTGCCAGTCGGCGGGGCCACCTCCGATCTCGGGCAACCCAAAGTCCGTGATCGCCGTTTCGTCGGCCGCTACAACGGCGCGGGTATCATCGGTTTCGCTGACGGTCATGCCGAGGTCGTGCTCAAAGACAAAGCCTTCGACACCAATGTCGTCATCTGGCGCTTCGCCCCCTTTTAATCGAGGGGCTTTATTTTTATGGATTATAAAACATTACTGTTTCAGCATATTCTGCCCAAAGTATTTTACTCATGGGGTGCATAAGTTGAATTACTTTATAGGGTTCATATATTGGAAATTGTGCCAATTGATAACTTGCAAAAGCTGGGTCGTATATATATGTACTATTTTTATAAATATAAAGAGTAACAGCATGCCCAGATTTTGCCCCTTTTAATTTATATAAAAGAATTTTTGCCCAAACATTGGACTCATTTAATATATTTTTTGCTTCAAGGGCATATTGATATTGAATGGCGTAAATTAAACAGCCATTATTTAGGATATAATCTTCTTCTTGCGGCTTAATTGAATAATTCGGTAGAATTCCCAAAAGAATTACCAAACATAAACAAGAGTAGAAAACTTTCGCCACTCATATCTTTACACTATTTTATTTTAATAGTTTTTGTTTTTGCCTGTTCGGCTTTTTGGGCAGAGATCTTGAGTACACCATGGTCAAGTTCAGCTTCAATCGTATTTGTATCTAGGGTTGTAGGAATACTTACCGAATGATAGAATTTAAGATTATCCTGTTCTGCACTAATATGTAAAACATTATTTTCCGCAGAAAGTTTAATACTCTCTTTACGAAAACGCGGAAGTTCAACTTCTAAATTATAGGAATCTTTATTCTGTTCTTTAAATCCAACCATATTTGAGAAACTATATGACGGACTTGTAACAACATCAAACATTGTTGACCATTTGGGCCAACTACGATCTACAAGATCGATAATTTCCCATGTATTGGATCCACTATAACTTTTAGGAACTAGGCTTGCATTAATATTCATAGTAAGAAATTAGACTCAGGTTTTTTAAGAACGTTCAAAAAAAATTTTACGAAAATTAAATAAAAAGTGTCCGGAACATTATAAGTGTAAATATAAGTGTTCTTTCATGAAGTCAAAAAAAGAAAAACCTCGTGACGTTTCTCCTTATACAGAGAAGAAAAAAACTAAAGTAATAAATATTGATTTAAATATTAGAGAATTACCATGGACAGATAAACAAAAAGATTTTATAAAGCTGGCAAATGACAAAAACACTAAAGTAATTATTACTAAAGGTGTCGCCGGAACAAGTAAAACGCTTCTTGCTGTCTACTGTTCTTTACAAAAAATCAAAGATAAAAAAATTAGTGAAATATATTATAGCCGCGTTCCAGTAGAAGCTTCTGTTCATGGAATTGGATATATTAAAGGAACATCTGAAGAAAAGATGTCTCCCTATACTCACCCAATGGTTGATAAACTAAATGAATTGTTAATCGAGCCACACGTTAAAGCACTTATGGCTGACGAAAGAATCGTTGGTATCCCTTTAGGATTTTTACGTGGATTAAATATTTCTAATGCTAGTTTTATTATGGATGAAGCTCAAAATTGTCGCGTCGAAGATTTTCTTCTTGTTATGACTCGTATGGCCAAATTTTCTACGTTATTTATATGCGGCGATGCACAACAATCCGATATCAAACAAAGTGGTTTTAATAAAGTATTTAATATGTTTGATAATGAAGAGTCAAAAAAACATGGTATTTACACTTTTGAATTTGGCAAAGAAGATATTGTTCGTTCGGAGATTCTTTCTTATATTATAGAACAATTTGAGAATTTAAAAAGATAAACTATTTATAATAATTGTAAATTTCTTCTGGAATCTCTAGATATTTTTTATAAGATTTTAATATCTTTGTTGGACAATATTCCTGAACTTTTTTATATTTCCTATTATCTTCTGGCCATTTGTTATACTTATATAAAAAAGCATATTTGTATAAAATTGCATTTGCCCCTTGGGCATAAGTTTTATAATCAAAAAGTTTATTATTTTTTATAATATTAACAGCACATTTTTCACAATTAATTTCTAATTCCATTAGCGCCATTAATTCTTTTTTATATTTTTCTGGTTTTAAAATAATTTCAGAATAAGTAACATCATAATCACAAAATTTATTCCATATTTTAGAATCGTCTCTCCATTGTATAAAGTGGCAATACTCATGTAAAAGAATCCCAAACCATTCTTCTTCTTCTAGGTCACCCTTGGCTATTTTTAATATTGGATTATCGTTGGCATCCATATAAAAAAGCCCAGAGCATTTACTCTTACCACCGCAGTAACGACCTTTGACAAATATAATTCTTCCATCAAGGTTTTCAATATCTTCCTTGATGATATCGAAGACCGGCGATTTGATTAAAAACGACATCAATAGTTATTTACACTGATATTTTATAAATAGTTAATATAAGAGATTTTAGAATTTTTTTGTGTAAACATATAAAATACTAGTGTATGAAATATTTTTGTTCTAAATGTGGTAAGACCACACAGTATAATTTTGAATTGCCAAAGTTCTGTTCTTCTTGTGGACAATCTTTTGCAAACAAGCCGTCTTCTCTTAAAGCTGAGGAGCAAAAGAATAAATTTTTAAATGAATTAAAATTAAAGAAAAATATAAACCCCATAAAAATAGAAGATGATTTTGAAGATACTGAAGATTATTATGTTAATAGTAACATAGATTTCAAAAAAATCAAACCTTCTTTTAAAGTTGATGTTTATAAAAATAAGGGGGAATCTTTTGGGTCTCTAATAGAAAACCCTTCTAAACCTATAGATATGGTCAATAATATTCAAAATGAACAAAAAACAAGTGAAGAAATTTTAGCAGAATTTCAAAGAGAAGCTGGTTCGTTAAGGTCTAAATAATTTATTATGCCACGAAAGAAAAAAGGCGTTGTCAGACCTTCTTTTGAAGAATCGATAGAAATTATTAATTCAGAAATTCAAAAACGCAAACATCGTTGGCATCTTACGGCTATTGCATGGATGGATTTCGAAGATATCGCCCAAAAATTACGATTACATATTTATAAAAAATGGGATAAGTGGGATCCAGCGCGCCCCATGCGTCCATGGCTAAACCAAGTCATTAACCATCAAATGACAAACATGTTGAGAAATCATTATTCAAATTTTTCCAGACCATGCTTAAAATGTCCTTTTAATACTGGCGAGTACGGTTGCTCAATTTATGGAACACAAAACAATTCTTGTAAAGATTATAAAAAGTGGGAAAAAAGCAAAAAGTCTGCTTATGATGTAAAATTCCCATTAAGTATTCACAGTCCAAATCATGATAATCCAGAAACTACTTTAGAAAATGTTTTACATGACACTGAAAATATTTTAGATATAGAAAGCTTAGTGCCACTTTTTCATGAAATAATGAAAAAACATTTGAGTAATATCGAATGGAAAGTTTATGACTATATGTTCCTTCAGCATTTAGAAGAATCGGATGTAGCCAAAAAAATGGGATATAAATTAAGTTTAAAAGAAGGACGTCCAGCTTATAGACAAATTAGTAAAATCAAATCTAAAATTTTACAAAAAGCCCGTGACATAGTAAAGGAGGTTATATAATGGAAGAAATTCTTACATTAGAACAACAAAATAGATTAAAAGAATTTTTGCAAAAAAATCCAGAAGCAACTCTTACAGAAATAACTGCTTACACTTATAACAATGAGAATATTGATAGTCGTAGTAAAGAAGGTCGTATTTTAAAACAATATTTATTAGATAATAATATTGAATATAAAAATCGTTCCGTATTTCAAAGAGATCGCGTTTCTTTAACAAAAGATCAAGAAGAATTTATAAAAAATAATTATAAAAATCAGCATTACTTAGATATGGCGAAAATCTTATTTAAAAATAATAATTTGACCCATTTAAGTCTCGAATCGCGCGAAGTTAATAAATACGTTAATAAATTACAAAAAGCAGATCCTACTTATTTGGATATGACAACATATACACCAAAGGAATCAGAAAATACTACCCCAAGTCCTCTTGGTGAATATTTTCCGCCTCGCCGTATGGATCAAACTTTATACAGAATTAATAAGTATCTTAACTTAGGCTGGGAAGAAAAAAAATTAAAAGCAATGCAAATTAAACAAGTTGAGATGCTACAAAGATATTTGAATACTTTTAGTTTTTCTTATCAAATTAATACCTATCGACGTGAAGATGATCGTAAATTATTTGAAGATGCTTTTATTCGTTATACATATGATAAAGAGGATTTAACACAAGAAGAGTTAGATCAATTTATTACTCTTTGTACCGAAGTTGTAACCGCTTCTACAATTTTACAACAGGTTGAAGACTTACGTCAATTATTAAGACAAGCTTCGGAAGAAGATGAGGGGCGTAACATTAAAATGAGTCTTAACGAGGCTATTAGTAGTTTACAGACCGAATACAATCAATGTCGTACCAGACAAAATAAATTATATAAATCACTTGTAGATGATCGTTCTAAAAAATTGCAAGAGCGTAAACAAGAAAACGCAAGTATTCTTAATTTAGTACAAGCTTGGAAAGATGAAGAACGTAGAAAAAGTATTATCAATTTGGCCGAGGCTCAAAAACAAAACCTTGAAGAAGAAGCTAAACGTCTATCATCAATGGATGAATTGAAAGCAGTTATTCGCGGAATTGATATTGATGAAATGGTTCATGGTTAATATAATATATTATGAATAATAACAAAATCTACACAAAATGCAAAGTTTGTGGCGAGGAATTTAATTATTTTGCCGAACTTCAAAAACACTTAAGATACTACCATAAGCTTTCTAGTAAAACTTATTTTGAGACTTATTGGAAACGTATTGATCGTTTTGATGGCAAAAAATTAGAATATAAGTCTTTTGACCAATATATCACTTGTGATTTTGTTGATAAGAAAAATTATAAAAATTGGTTAAAGACCCTTTCTAAAGAAGAGTGTGCTGATTATTTTAAAAATAAATTGGCACAATATTGTAGTTTAAAAAACCTTGATGTTGCTCCAAGTCAAGTCGAGTGCCAAAGTATTAATTGTTTATTGCCCATCAGTACGATGGAAGTTTTTTCTGGAATGTGTTACAATAATTTGTGTCAAAAAGTTGGATTGCATTCCAGATTTAATTATCAAATTCCAGATCAAATTCAATCGACACCGATTCCGCAAATTATTGTAGATAGTCGTGAGCAAAAACCTTTTCACTTTGAAGAACACACTTTAATTGAATCCAAATTAGAATATGGTGATTATTCACTACATCCTAATAATAAATTAGCAGTTGAAAGAAAAAGTTTAAGTGATTTATACGGAACTTTGAGTGGCGGTCGTGAAAGATTTGAACGAGAAATTCAGAAGGCTAAAAAATTAGAAGGTTATATCGTTGTTGTAGTTGAATCAACTCTGAATAATATGATGTATCAAAAACAAAAATTTGGTAAAGCTTCTGGTGAATTTATTGCCCATAATATGAGAAAATTACTTCGCCAATATGATAATTTACAATTTGTTTTTTGTGATGGACGTGAAGAAGCTAGAAATAAAACATTACATATTTTAAGTATGAATGAAGAAGCATGTAAAATTGATTTACAATATTACTTTGATACAAAATGGCCCTTATAGTTGGTAGTCAAAATAAAAAGCCTATTGTTCCTGTAAATCAAGAACTTTTAAAATTAAAAGGTGATTTAACGGATCAAGAAGCAAGAATTTCTCTTGCCAAATTTTTACGTTATAATCTTGGTTTCACTACAGATTTAGCATTAGGTTTAAATTTAGAAACTTATCAAGAATTGACTATTAATTCTTTTTTTAATAGAAATTATTGCATGCTTGTTTGGGGTCGTGGATGTGCAAAAAGCTTTTGTGCGGCAATTTATTGTATTTTAAAATGCATGTTTGAGCCAGGAACTAAAATTCTTATTGCTTCTATTAACTTTCGTACAAGTCGCCGCGTGTTTAATGAAATTGAAAAGTTTTTAAATTCACCTCAGGCCGCATTAGCTCGTCAATGCTTTGGTTTAAAAAGTAAACGTAATGACCAATATGAATGGGAAGTTAATGGTGGAAGTATAACCGCAATACCTTTAACTGGTGAAAAAATTCGTGGTATTCGTGCGAACGTCCTTATTCTTGACGAGTTTTTACTTTTACCACCTGATATTATTGACAATGTTCTAATTCCATTCTTAAGTTCACCTCGTGATGTTGGCGAAAGAATTCGTATTAGAAAACTTGAAGACGAGTTAATTAAAAAAGGTTTATTACATCCTGATAATAAACAAATCTTTGAAAATACTTCTCAGATGTTAGCTCTTAGTTCTGCAAGTTATACATTTGAACATTTATTTCGAGTATATCAACAGTGGTCACATTTGATAGAACACCCCGAAGAACAAGAAACAAAAGAGGGGGAACTTCCTGGAACTTATTTTGTATCCCAATTAGGATATGAAGCCCTACCTAGTCATATGGTGGACCAAGCCGCAATTCAAGTGGCTAAAAGTGGTGGAAGTTCACATCATTCGTTCTTAAGAGAATATTGTGCTCGTTTTATTGATGGTGGAGATAGTTATTTCTCACCTAAAAAGATGCATGATTGTACAATTCCAGATGGTGAATATCCTACCACAAAAGTAATTGGTGATAGTGATAAAAAATATATTTTAGCAATTGACCCTAACTTTTCATCTTCTAAAGTCGCTGACTATTTTGCCATGAGTGTTATCGAACTAGATGAAGAAAAAAAACAGGGAATATTAGTTCATGGTTATCAAGCAGCTGGATCTTCTTTACAGGATCATATTAAATATTTCTATTATTTATATAAAAACTTTAATATTGCCCTAATTGTAATTGACCATGCTGGCGCAGATACTTTTATTGACGCTGTTAATAATTCTCAATTTTTTAAAGACATGAATTGTAAAATTGGATTTGTGGATTTTGATTCTGATAAAGAAAATGAAGATTACAGTAAAATGTTAAAAGATTGTGCTCGTCAATATAATAAAGATTTTGGTAATATTTGTATTAAACAATATTTTACAAGCTTCTTTTTGGGGCGTGCTAATTCTTATCTACAAACCTGTATTGACCATAAAAAAATATGGTTCGCCTCACGTGCGAGTAACCACCCAGATATTTTAGAAAATATTTTTACAATGAATCTTCCAATGGAATATATTTATCCAAGAGGAATCGGTGACAAGGCTGATAATGAATACGAAACTAAAAAATTAACTGTTAGAGAATTTATTGAGGAACAGGATTTTATTATTCAAGATACTAAAGATCAATGTGCCAATGTAGAGGTTACGACAACATCTAGGGGAACTCAGAGTTTTGACTTACCATCACACTTGAGAAAATCTACCAGCATTAATAGGGCTAGAAAAGATAATTATACAACTCTTATGTTAGGTAATTGGGGGGTAAAAGCCTATTTTGACATCATAGCCCCAGAAAATATTGTAAAAAAGAAGACAACCTTCGTAGCAGAATTAATCTAATAAAATATCAGATTTTAGTGTAATAAACTGTTATAATAATTTATGGCAAGAAATATTAAAAATATAAAATTCCCAGAGCCACAGGTAATTGAAGGGTCTATAAAGTCAAAAGACACTATAGAGATAAAGGCCAGTCGTGGCGAAGTTAATACTTCTATGAGGAGAAATCGTGCGTCAACTATTTCTAGAACTGATAAATATAAAAATATTGAAGGAGGGGTAATTCCTTTTATTTATGGTGGTGGTTATGGAAAATATACTTCTAATATAAGTATTAAAGATACTATTATTTTGTGCCAAAAAGCTTATTACAATTTTTCTATTTTTAGAAATACAATTGATTTAATGACTGAGTTTAGTTGTTCTCCAGTTTATTTTACTGGTGGCAATGAGCAGTCAAGAAAGTTTTTCCAAGCTTGGGGTGATCGTGTTAATCTCTGGCGTTTACAGGATATGTTTTTCAGAGAATTTTTCCGTAGCGGAAATGTATTTCTTTATAAATTAAATGCCGAGTTTACAAAGCAGGATATGCGCGTACTTACAGATTTAATTACTACTGAAGCCCGCACTGGTGAAATTCCAGTTAGATATATTCTTTTAAATCCAGCAGATATCCAAGCTATTGGTTCTGCATCATTTATCACTCCTCAATATATTAAAGTATTAAATGATTTCGAAATGCAGGTATTAACTAATCCTGATAATGATCAAGATAAACAGCTTGCTCAAAGGGTCAAAAGCGTAAAAGATTTAAAAAATGCTAGTAATATTACCCAATCTAATCAATATATGATTTTTGAATTAGATCCAGAAAGATTTATTCCAGTGTTTTATAAAAAACAAGATTATGAACCGTTTAGTGTCCCAATGGGTTTCCCAGTTCTCGAAGATATCAATTGGAAACAAGAACTTAAAAATATGGATATGGCAATCAGTCGTACCATACAGCAAGCAGTCTTACTTGTTACAATGGGAAATGATGAAGTCGGTATGCCAACAAAAGAACAAATTGGAACATTAAGAAAAATTTTTGAAAATGAAAGTGTTGGTCGTATTTTAGTTACTGATTATACAACAAATATTAAATTTATTATTCCTGAAATTAGTAATATTTTAGATCCTAAAAAATATGAAGTTGTTGATCGTGATATTCGTTATGGTCTTAATAATGTTCTTTTTGGCGAAGAAAAATACGCAAATACAAATACGAAAATTGAAGTATTTCTTTCCCGTTTAAAACATGCGCGCGAAACATTTATGCATGATTTTCTTTTACCAGAAATGAAAAAAATTGGTAAGAATCTTGGGTTTAAAAATTTACCAGTTGCACGTTTTAAAGATGCTGATTTTAAAAATGATATGAATTTAACGAGAATTTATTCTCGTTTGATAGAGCTTGGCGTTTTAACTCCAGAAGAAGGCGTAACAGCTATCGAAACTGGTCGTTTACCATTACCAGAAGAAAGCATTGAGTCTCAGAAAGATTTTAAAAAATTACAAGAAGAAGGTTTGTACCAACCTCTTTTAAATAAACCGCAACAACAATCAGCTGGTCGTCCAGCCGGAACTGGCACTCCACAAACAACAAAAGCTCCAAGAAATACTCCAGTAGTTCAGGCATCAGAAGAAAAACCAAAAATTAATGCCGACCTCGTAGCAAAAAATTTGGTTAAATTTGATAATTTAGTTGAGGCGGTAGAAACGGCTTTAAAAGAAAAATATAATCGTAAAAGACTTACAAAAGAGCAAAAAGATATTATTAATACGATTGCAGAAACAATTGCAACGAATGAACTTCCGAAAGATTGGAACGCTAAAATTGATGACTATATTAATAAACCTGTACAGTTAAGTGTAAACATGGAACAAATTAATGAAATTGCTGCTGAATATGGACTAGATTATAAAACAGCAATTTTATTGTATCATAGTAAATTAGAATAATATGAGCAGAAGTTTAATAAGAAAAACACAATTACATCCAGATATTTCTGATCTTGTTGGTCAATACGGTAGTGGCTTTTTTATATCTGATGAACAAGTTGTTTATAAAAGTGGCAACCAAACAATTTCTGGAGCTATAACTTTTAACCAGCGCCCAAATGTTAATGGGAGTGGTATATTAGTAAGTGGAGAAGCGTCTGTTAACTCTACTTTACCAAAAGATACTGAATCTTATGCCAGAATGCCATTTGGAATAAGAGGTAACTCTGCTGCGTCAGCTACTAATTTAATAACTGGAAGAGCATCTATCGTGCCATTTTATATTAACAACCAAATTACTGGATATAAAGCTATAAGTAATAGAATTGGAAATTCAAGTAATGGGCCATGGACTGTACGAGTTGCTCTATATAATATTAATAATGGAATTTCTTCACCGATATTTCTTGAATCATCTAATGTAGGAATCAATGCTGGGATTACTCAACAACAAAGAATTGCAAATTTTACAGGAAATGGTAAAGATTTGAATATTGGTTGGTATGCTAATGTATCATGGCTTGTTTCTGGAATTGGGGCGATATCTAATTCCACTAATTTTACATGGTCTAATCGTGCTGTAATTGGATCAAAGACTGGATTAAACCTTGAATTACCAGGTAGTTTTTCAGAACTGTTTTATATTATAACTGGATTATCTGGTGCTTTTTACCAAACAGGGGTTCCGCCAAATATTGGTACTATTATGACTACAGACGGCACCGCAACGAACACTCCATGGTTTTTTCCTTTTTATTAATTTATGACTATTTTAGAACTTAAAGAAGAGACTTCAAATGCAGTCCTAAATGCTGGAATAGACACAGCAACACAATTAAATGCTATTTCTAGGTTGTATAGTCCAGTAAGGTGTGACGCTATACTGATATATATAAGTTTATGTTTGCAAGAATACTATAGATGTAAAGATTTAATATTACAAGGAAATACCGAAATACAATTTAATCCACCAGCAACTTGGGAAGAAATGTATAAAGATTAATTTTTTTATTATTGAAACTTTATATAATAAATTAGTGTAATTTAATTATTATGGTTCCTGCAATTTATAATTTGCCCACGGGATATCGTGGGGATAGTTATGGCCCGATAATTTTTAAATTATTCGACGGCTCTGGTAATGCCGTTAATGTAAGCGGCGTTACGGGCGCGCTACAAGTAAAAGAAGCTGCTGGATTGTCCACGGTTCTTGGGTGGACAACAACTGACGATTCTATGTTTATTGGCGGCGTTTCTGGCAATGAAATTAGATTAAACCCAAAACCTGGAAAATGCATGCTGATCGGCCCAGATACTTTTGTGTATGATTTACAGTTATCTTCTGGAGATATGACCCGAACTTATCTCAAGGGCGAACTTCCTATTGATGGCGATATAACAAATATATAAAAATGAATATATTCGATGAGACGTTAGTAATTGTCGTCGAGTCTGCAAATGTTGGCGGTGTTTATTCTGTTAATGGTAAGGCTGGTTATGTTACACTTGATAAATCAGATATTGGTTTATCAAATGTAGAAAATATAAGTATTATCATCGGCACAGGCGCAGGGGAAGTAGCGGCAGGCGATCACACCCACGAACTTACCGATCTCGACGCTACTGGCGCGACCAACGGCCACGTGTTGACCGCAGACGGATCGGGCGGGGCGAGCTTTGCGGCGGCTGGGGGCGGCGGCGTACCGAAAGCGTTTAGTCGTGAACCAACTGATGGCTCTAGTAGCGGGTTGGTTAGATGGGCAAACTCAGGGTTTGATACGACTGGAGGTTTCGACGTTGCGAACAATCGTTTCATAGTGCCGATAGGGGATGCTGGGCTTTATGCATTTAATGCCGCCATATTTTACGAGCTTCCTTCGGACACTCAGGTTGAGTTGGGGATATATGTTAATGGTTCTCGGGTACGAGCTTTTTATACGGGGACTTTTGATGGAGTGCAAGGACAGTCACAAGTATTCGGCATTGTTTCTTTAAATGAAGGCGATATTGTTACCGTGCGTGTAAATTTTTTCGGCGATGCAGATGCATTCATACGAGATGATAATGGAGTAAGTTGGTTTACTGGAGTAAAATTATGACCGTATTTTATAAAAAAGTATGTGCTATAGTTAAGCAGCGTGGAGGTATAGTTGGTCCATTACAACTCTGGCAAGTTGTAGATGACAAAATTGTTATGTGGTCACCCAAATTAGGGACAAAACCGACATCAGAAGAGATCGACGCAATGCAGCTTGAGATAGATGCTGAACTGCTAACCGCAGAGCAGGTGGTATCCAAGTATTTCAGCGCATATCAAATCGCTGCACTGCAACGCTTGGAAATGTCACTAATACAAGCAAATAAGCCACTTGGCCCGATAATGATTGCCGCAAAAAACTGGTTAGAAAGCGTAATGCTTGAATGGGCTATAGATCCAACGCCGAAGCCACAGGCGGCTTTTGGATCATTGCCAAATGGTGTGACCTTTGAGAGCGCATCAGCGGAAGCAGTGGCGATGATACTTCCAGTGGCGCAGAATATTCAGAGCCAGTTGACCGAGTTCGAAGTCAAAGAGTCCGCAGAATAAAGCTCTACGCTATTACGCCCTTGGCCGTAGTTGATAACGGTTTCTATAGATATAATGGCACAACTTGGAAACGTTTAGATAATTAAAATTTTAATAAACTTTAAACTTGGTGTAATTTATAGATATACCCATGTCTGATCAACTAAAAATAGAAGTCTATAATAATATAGCAAGTGGAGCGCCGCCAATTCAAGTAATTGAAACTGAAATTTCAAGCTCTTCTATTTTTGTGCAACCATTGGAAGATGTTGCGCCAATTAATGTTCAAGTATATGAAAGTACTACAAGTGGCACATTTCCAATACAAGTAATTGAAAGTGAATTTACTGGTGTTCCGATTTATATTCAAGTTCAAGAAGATTACGCTCCAGTTCAAAGCGTTAATGGAAAAATTGGTTGGGTTACCATAGATAAAAATGATGTAGGGCTTTCTAATGTTGAGAACGTTAGTATTACAGGGGTAAGCGGGTACTTACAAAATCAAATTAACAATATTAGTGGCGGCGGTGGTAGTGGCGTTACTGGAGATTTTTATCCAAACTCAAACCCAAGCAATTTTATTTCGAGTGATCCGCCAACTGGCTCTGGACCTTTAGATTTATTGATAAAATATGTAACTGGAATTAATACGGGAATCATATCTTATGAAGGTATATTTCC